ATGCAAATACTTAACGTTCCCGATGAAGGGGGTGGATCGTGAGCATATTTGAATGGTTTTTATTTATCGTCATTATGGGCTTGATGTTCTATATGGCTTTTGAGGAGTACCTATTATGAAATTACTTTATGTTCGGGAGAAATAAGATGAAAATGCCGACTAAAGAAGAAATGAAAGATGTCTTATATGCGTCAATGTTTGTGGGGGTCATATGCTTTGTCCTGTACACGACCTTTAATTTCGCTGTTCAGGTTTTACGAGATGCAGATGTTCTCTACACCGTGGAGGAAATGGAAGCTAATAGATTAAATCCGCCCCGAAGTGAGAGAGAAATATTAATAGATATTGAAGAACGTCTTAAGGTTCTGCAAGAACTATACGTTCCAAACGGAGGCGATAATGCCGACAATTAAACAAAGTATTATTATATTCGCCATCTTTTTTTGGGCATCGGGATTATTATATTCAATAGCTTGGATTATTAATGGTGATTATTATGAGAACAATTCAATTTTCGGTGGTTGCGATGATGCGTGTTTAGAGGAAGCAATAAAACCTCTAACAAACCATATTATGCAATCACCAGACGTTCAGGGAGAGAAATAATGGGAGAGTATATCCTTAGTGCAACCTATGCCGTTTTCATCGCTTTAGTTATTTACGTTTTTTATCAAATATATAAAATGGAAGGTTAACAATGGAACATTTATTACACGTTAGTAAAGATAATTCTGGAGATTAGTTCTTTTGGTGTGTTTTGATTGAGAATTAGAGCTTAGTTTGTTGTTTTATGATATTATACTGAGGACACGGGGTTTTGAGAGGAATAAAAGAAATGGAAAGTTATACATTAAATATTGTTTGGACAGCAAATCAAGTAAAATATTTAACTGAAAATTATAAATCGAAATCAATTCCAGAGATAGCTAAAGCACTTCCACATAAAGAAACTGATGTTTTAAGGAAATTATTATCGTTATTTCGATATAGTGATTTTAGGAAGAAATAACTTAAATTAGCGGGGAAATTGTGAATTTTAAAGGATTTTTAATTATGATGAAAAAACTACTGTACACAACTGTACACCTATTTTGTGAAAACTGTACACCGTGTACAACTGTACATTTACGAAAAACTGCTTGTACATCATCTTGTACAGCAGAAACGGGTTTATTATTATATAGTTATATATAACTGTACAACTGTACACTATAATATAGTAACTATATAGAATATGCTAAAAAAGGGTATATATGGGATATATATACCAAATAGTATACATTGTAATAGTGCCAGGGATTTAGGTGTACACAGTGTACACTAGAAAGTTTGGGACTGCTGAAATTAGGATGAAAACGGAGAAAAATGATGTCTGAATCGAAGACTTGGAAGAAAATCAAAAATTCCTTCAAAATCCCCGGTAAACTGGAGCGAATTGAGGTTAAAGGGAAAAGTGGGTTTGCAGATGTGCTTGGGTTAGTTCGACATGTAATGTTAGTTTGGGAATTAAAATATGTTCCTGGGAATTGGGAGGACTGTAAACTGTCTAAATTTCCTTATAAGTTAATAGGACCGCAAGCTGTTAATCTTCAGAAATGGCAAAACGTTGGTGCGATGTCATTATTTATTGTAGAGTTTAAAGATGGTGTAAAAATATGGAAAGCAGAGAAAAGTATTCGTATGATCGTTGATCGCGAGGACATAAAAAGCAAAATTTTACCTATTCCACCCCCGGACTATGAAGTTCAGATGAAGGATTTCTGGCACCTCATAAGCTCTCTACTGCAAATATACAGAGATCAAAATAACAAAAACGATTTACATAGCTAGGGAAAGATGGTACTTTAGAACTAACTTAATTGACTTAATTGTAAGATTTCTTGTATTTTTTCGGGTTATTATATGTCTCAATCAACCGCATTAGTTATCATCCCAGTTGCATCTATTAAATTCGATGCAGTACGACGAAGAAGATATTTAAAAGAATATACAAAAAACGGAAGAAAAGGACTTGCAGCAAAAGCAGCTGGTGTAAGTATTAACACAATCATTGATCATCGTAATCGTAATCCTGATTTTGCTCAAGCAGAAGAAGAAGCACTTGAAGCTCATCTTGATCGCATTTATGAAAAGATTATTAAACATGGTATTGATGGGTATGATGTTCCATTAACATTTCAAGGACGTCTAACAGGGGATTGGATTACTAAAATAGATAACAGTGTTCTGTTGACTCTTGCTAAAGCTAAATTATCTGAATTTAAAAACCATCATTCAATCGAACAGACAACAACTATTAAAGGCGAAATAGTTCATCGTCATGTAACTGATGTTAAAGCGATGACGAATGATGATCGTGAAAATCTTCGAATGTTTTTGAATGCGACAGCACCTAAAGAAGATATGGAAACAATTGAACCGGTAAAGGATGAATGATGAATAACATTGATATATTTAAGTCTTTAATGATATGGTTACCATTTGGTATTATATTATGGGGTATAATAATTATATGTATAGTACGTTATGGTAATAATGTTCCGCCGCTTATATAATGACCAACAATGTACTCCAGCACGAACCAGATGCAGAAGGTAAAAACCAACACGATTATATATTTGATTGTTCAGGTTGCGAAATGATGCATGGCTTTAATGTTAATGGCCCAGGACCTATTTGGACATTTAATAACGATCTTGTTAAACCTACAATATCACCATCGTTAAAAGTTACATATACATATGGGAAAGACCGTATAAACAAGGTCTGTCATTCATTTATTACTAATGGGGAAATGAAGTTCCTTAACGACTGTACTCATAAACTAGCAGGTAAGACAATTCCGTTGAAAGCGATTGAAGAATAAATGACCCATGTCGATATCTCATCCCTACGACCTGACACAACAAACTATACTGAAGACCAGTTAGAGTATCTTGCAAAGAAAGAAGATATCCTTCAAGCAGCACTCCAAAACCCCGTTCCATATCTCAGAGAATTGAATAAATTAGCAGCTGAGGACTCATTAATTGAATTCATGAAACAAGGTTGGCATGCACTTGAACCTGCTACTAAGTTTGTTGCAAACTGGGGTGTGTCAGCTATATGTGATCATCTCCAAGCAGTATCGTATGGTCATATCAAACGACTCCTAATCACAGTACCTCCAGGATGCACAAAGTCTATGACTGTAAATGTGTTCTGGCCAGCATGGGAATGGGGTCCTATGAACATGCCTCATCTTCGTTTTATTAGTTGGGCTCATGAACAAGGTCTTGCTACTAGAGATAATGTCCGTTGCCGTGATTTAATTAATTCTGAATGGTATCAGGAAAACTGGGGCCATGAATTCATGTTCAAAGGCGATCAGAATGCTAAAATATATTATGAGAATGATAAAACAGGTTGGCGTCAATCATGTGCGGCAGAAAGTATGACAGGTAAACGGGGAGACAGGGTTATCGGAGATGATCCTCATTCTGTTAAAGGTGCGGATAGTGATGTTCAAAGGGAAGATGTACTTCAAACATTCGCAGAAACTGTCCCTACTCGATTAAACAAACAAAATGAGTCAGCTATTATTATAATAATGCAAAGAGTGCATGAGCGTGATGTTGCAGGACTTATATTAACAGAAGAACTGGGGTATGAACATTTAATGCTGCCAATGGAGTTTGAACCAGAACGTAGATGTTATTCAGTAGTTAAACCATCATATATGGACGTAAAGCCAGAAACAGTTTACTTTAATCATATGACAAAGAGCTGGGTTCCTTATAAACCAGGAAATCAAATCGCTACTCAAGAAGCTGTTAAATATAACGTTGATCCTAGAACTGAAGATGGTGAACTACTTGACCCTATTAGATTTCCAGAAGAATCTTTAGATGATCTTAAAAAGGCATTACGATCTTGGGGCGGTACTTATGCTGAGGCCGGTCAATTACAACAACGACCAGCTCCTCGTGGTGGTGGTATGTTCCAGAAAAATGATTTCACAATCATTGACAGTCTTAATGAATTAGGTAAAATGCGGAAAGTAGTTCGTGGCTGGGACCTTGCATCATCTAAAGATAAAAAGTCTGCATTTACAGTTGGATTAAAAATGGGGATTACAATTGATGAAGATATAGTTATAATGGATGTAGTTCGTGGCCAATGGACGCCAGGGATAGTGAATACGAATTTAAAGAAAGCTGCTGAGCGTGATGGGTACAATATTGAACAAGATTTACCACAAGACCCAGGCCAAGCAGGTAAGAGTCAGATATCAGCGTTTGCTAAATTGTTAATCGGATATAGAATGCGACATTCAACTGAGTCAGGATCAAAAGAAGATAGAGCAAAACCGCTAGCTGCACAAGCAGAGTCAGGTAATGTTTATATATTAAGAGCTGATTGGAACGATACATTTATTAATGAAGCTGCTGTATTCCCAGCTGGAGAATTCCTTGATCAAATCGACGCAGCATCACGAGCATTCGCTCGATTACTTTTAAAGAAACCAGATCAAATTCCAGTGGGACCAGTTGTAGTAGGACAAGGACATGGCTAATATACAAAATTCAGAACAAGAAACGTTTCTAGATTCAGTGTTCTCAATGTTAAGAGGAAAAAAACCATCACCAACTAAAACTGAAGGTGTTTCAGGAACTGCGATATATGGCGGCTTTGTTGATGAACAAGAAAAGCAATCTAAACTTCGCGGGACAAAGAAATACGTTACATATAGTGACATGCTTGCAAATACAGAGATCATCGCAACAGGTGTTCGATATTTCTTGAACATATTATCGAAATCTAAATGGAAAGTAGAACCATCTGATCCAGATGATCCTAAATCATTGGAGTTAGCAAAATTAATTGAAGACATGATGGATGATATGACAACTCCTTGGCATCGTGTTGTACGTCGTGCAGCTATGTATCGTTTCTATGGTTTCTCAATTCAAGAATGGACAGCTAAGAAGCGTGCAGATAATGTTATCGGTATGAAAGATATAGAACCCCGTGCACAAAGAACAATCACAAAATGGGATACTGACTCAAGCGGTACTGTCTTCGGGGTTGTTCAGCAGTCTCCTCAAACAAGCAGAGAGATATATCTTAATCGGGAGAAATTAGTATATCTTGTTGATGACTCGATTAACGATTCTCCAGAAGGTCTTGGGGTATTTAGGCAAGCATCAATTATAAACGATCGTGTTGATTATTATTTAGAATTAGAAGGAATAGGGTTCGAAACAGACCTACGTGGGGTTCCTATTGGCCGCGGTCCTTTCTCAGTATTATCAGCGGCTGTTGAGAATGGATCAATTAAAGAAGCAGAAAAAATTAAAATTGAAAAAGGGTTAAAAGATATTGTTGAAAACCATATCAAGAATCCTAAACTTGGACTGTTACTTGACTCTGCGACATATCGTTCTGATGATGAGAAAGCAACCCCTTCAGCTATACGACAATGGGATTTTGAACTTGTAAAAGGCACTAGTAATAGTCAAAGTGAATTAAATGTTGCGATTGAACGTGAGACTCAATCTCTTGCTCGATTATTCGGGGTTGAACATTTAATGCTCGGAACGACAACTGGCAGCAGATCTTTATCTGAAGATAAATCAGCAAACTTTGCATTAGTGATTGACTCTGTTTTAATCGAATTGGAAGAACAGTTTGATAAAGACTTTATTGAAACGATTTTCCAACTTAATGGTTGGGATAAAGAATTAATGCCTAAGTTCCAAACTGAAGCTGCTCAATTCCGCGATGTTAAACAAATCACTGGTGCACTTGATGATCTTGCTAGAGCAGGTGCTCCGTTGGATATTGATGATCCGGTCATTAACGATATACGTGAATTGTTAGGTGTGACATTACTTAATCTTGAAAAGCAATCAGAACGTTCTGAACTTGAAGATGAAATGAGACGTATGTTAAACCGAGAACAACAAACTAGTAACGTTGCTGCTGAACAAAATTTAGACCCTAGTAATCAAGAAGTTGATGGAGATGAAGCATGACAATAACAACAATTACGATTAATTCTGTTAATTACGTTTCGTATGCCAGTGTTGCTGAAACAGATGATTATATCGCTGTTGATCCTACAAGAAACACAGCATGGGATTTATTAACGACTGATGAAAAAGGTTCTAATTTAGTTGCTGCGACTAATCGTTTAGATTTACTTACATGGTCAGGTGAAAAGGAAGACCCTGCTCAATTAAACCAATGGCCGCGTGATGGATCAGATTGTGAAGGTACAACGTTTCCTGATGCAGAAGTACCAGTTGGGGTTCAAAACGGTTGTTCTGTTTTAGCTGGATCAATTACTCTTGATAGTGATTTTGCTAATGCTGGTACATCAGGTACTAACACTAAGCGGGTTAAAGCTGGTTCAGCTTCAGTAGAATTCTTTAAATCTTCAAGAGGTAATCCTATTCAAGATGATACTGTCTGGCAATTAGTGAATTGCTTTACATCATCAGTCTCAAACACTAATTCTGTTATCGGAAGTCAATCGTTTGGAACTGAATCTGAGTCAGGAACTCCATTGTTCGATGATTATGGTCGTACGGAAGGGTTCTCCTAATGCCAGATTTATTCGGAATTGATATCGCAGGGATTATTAACGATTCTATTACCGAAGCAGGTGGACTTGTTGATGCAGTTCTTGTTGTCGTAGAAGCAGGACAACGTATACCATCAGATTTAACGTCAGGTACTAACCCAATTGAAACAAGTAAAGATTGCCAAGGATTTAAGGACACACTTGACCGTTTACGTCCTGATACTGTTGTAGCTGAGGCAACTGATTTAATACTTTTATTAGGTGCTTCTATACAAGATGAAGCAATACCAAAGACTGGTGATAAGATTATAATTGAGAATGAAACGAAATCAATCTTAAAAGTAAAACGTGATCCTGCTGCTGCGACTTATGAATGCCAGGTGAATTAAATTAAATTAAAGGAGAAGAACAATGACAATTTTATTATGGATGTTAGGAATAAGTATAATTATCAATATCGTTATACGATATATGAATAGAGATGGACCTCAAGCAGGTGATGATTATATAGGTGAACTTATTCAAATAATTAGTACCGGTATCACAGCTGTTTTAGCAATTATAACTCTCTTTGTTTGGTTATAATATAAATGGCCCAGTCAACTTTAATATTAAAAGTAACAATCGAAGACCAAGAAGCTCGGCTTATCGCATTAATTGAAAAAGCAGAACCCCGTCTTGCTGCCCTGTTTACTGTTCTAATTCAGAATGTTAAAAACCAATTTACATTAAATGAATTATCTGATTTACTTTCTCAAGGTCGTTTTGAAGATGCTTTTGATGTTGCGATACGTTCAGCAGTACGTTTCTCCACCGCAACACAAGCAGTATTTATTGGGGCAGGGGCTGATACCGCAGATTTCCTTACAGAGAATTTAGATAAGTTAATATCCTTTGATCAGACAAATGTGTTTGCTGTGGAAGCCTTTAAACGTCAGCGGCTGCAATTTATACAGCAGTTCACAGAAGATATGCGTTCTACAACCCAAACTGCAATCACTGAAGGGATTACAAGAGGTTTAAACCCCCGTGAACAGGCTCGACTATTCAGAGATAGTATTGGGTTAACATCAAGGCAAGTATCTGCTATAGGTAATTACCGTGATGCTTTAGAACGAAATTCAGTATCTGCTTTAAGTAGAGAGTTACGTGATAAAAGATTTGACTCAACTGTTCGTACCGCTGCTTCCACAAACAGTCCTTTATCTGAAAAGCAGATTGATCGTATGGTTGGACGTTATTCTGAAAAGCAATTAAAATGGCGCTCTGAAATGATTGCACGAACTGAATCGTTACGTGCTGTTAATTCAGGATCACATGAAATGTTTCAGCAAGCTGTTAATGATGGTGACTTACAAGCAGATAGTCTTAAACAAGAATGGCATACTGCTCGTGATGATCGTGTTCGTGATTCTCATGATGGTATGAATGGTCAAATAACAGATTTTAATGAACCTTTTATTTCAGACGCAGGTAATCAATTACGTTTTCCTGGTGACCCTAATGCTCCTGCATCTGAAACAATAAATTGTCGTTGTGCTGTAAGTACTCGAATTACGAATATTACGATATAATTAAATTCGGGGTTTACTTATTGCGAACTTTTAGATATTATAAACATAAATGTATAAGTATCGTAGAGATAAATATGTCAAAAGAATTCACTAAAACAGATATAACGTTATTTAAAGTTGATGAAAACCTCGGACTTGTTTTGGGGTTTGCAATTGTCAGTAAAGTAGATGATGAAGATTATTTTGATTTACAAGGTGATCATATCCCAGAAGATGCGATGTTAGAAGCTGCAACTGATTTTATGGCTAATTCTCGTGTATCTAAAATAATGCATAAAGGTGAAGAAGCTGGGCAAGTTGTTTTTGCATGGCCGATGACAACTGAAATTGCTAAGGCATTTGATATAGAAACGAAAACTACCGGTCTTATGATTGCGATTAAACCAGATTCACCAGATCAACTTGCTAAATATAAGTCTGGTGAATTTACTGGATTTTCTATTGGTGGGAAACGTATACAAGATGAATTTGTAGAGGATTGATAATATGGCTGCAACAAAACATCGTGATAATCAATTATTCGTGGCTCCTGTAGCGTTTGAAGCAGATAACACACATTCTGGTGCAGAAACTTTTTCAGGTGAAACAACTCTTGAAAATCAACTTCCTTCAACAACTGGTCCTTCAAGTGGTGGTGCATTAGATGTTTCTGATGTTACTGAAGCTGTTTTAACATCTGATGTTATTCGTGTTGTAAGACATGCTAAAATTACTTTAACTGATTTAGTTGTAGCAATAGCAGAAGCAGATGATTTCGGTGGTTCTAAAATTCTTGATCTTCCTGATAGTAATATACTTATCCTTACCGCAGAGACTGATTTATCAATGGTCAAGGATGGAGTTGGTATTGTCGCAGCAACTGATATAACAGTCGGTATCGGTAGCGCAATCGCTTCTAATTCGACACTATCAGGTCTTATGATTGATGTATTAACAGACGCGTTGACTGACGATGTTGACCCAGCGATCTGGCAATCTCATACAAATGAACAAGCAACCCCTGCCCTTGCATTTTTAGATGATGCAGCTGCTGGGGCTTTATTTTTAAATGCAGCTGCTACATTAACAACAGATGGTGATTTAACTGTTAGCGGTACGATTGATTTATATTATATTGACACAGGCAATGAAACAAGCTAGGTGAAATATGCCAAAACATGATGATAAAAAGAAAAAACGGATTATGAGAAAGTTCTCTATTTCTGAAATTTCTATGGTTGATCGAGCTGCACAAGCTCCTGCGACAATGCGTATTATGAAACGTGATACTTTTGATCTTGAAGATAGTATTGCAAAGTTTCTTGGTGATATGATTTTAACAACATCTGAAGATAGTCATGCTCATAGAATTAATATTAAAGATTTTGATTGGTCAACTAACCAAGCGTTAGGATTTTCTTCAGGTGGTGAAACAAGCTGGTCCGGGGCTACTACTGAAAAGAATCATACTCACCCATGGATAATGAAAGTTGATGGTGAGATAATTATTGGTGAAGCAAACGGCCATACTCATGATATTGATGAAATAAGTAAACAATTATTTATTGAAAGCCATGAACATGCTAAACAAATTTTAAAGAAATCTGAAGAAGAGCCTGAATGGGTTAATACTTTTGAAGAGAATAGCGATTTTGAAAAATTATTTGATAAACTCGCTGAAGCCGCCGTCGCAGACGGTATAACTTGTGTTGATGAAGAGGAGTCTGATATGACAAAAGACACAAAAACTGCCGCAGATATTAAAAAAGCGGCTGATAAAGAAATCTCTGAACTTAAAGCTGAATTGGAAATTTCCAAAAAAGTGGCAGGTCTTAGTACTCTTGAAAAATCACATTACGACGCTCTGTCAGATGATGATAAAACAACTTACCTTGCAAAAGAAGCTGACGATCGTGAATTAATCGCGAAAGCAGCTATTAAAAATGCTGAAGATGAAAACCCCGTTATATATAAATCTGATTCTGGAGTTGAGTATCGTAAAAGCGATGGTGCTGGTATGATTGAACTAGCTAAGCAAGGTGATATTGACCGAAAAGAAAATGCTAAACTTCGTAAAGCTGCTTCTGAGGTTGATCTTCGTAAACGTGCTGAAGATGATCTAAGTAATCTTCCTGGTTCAGTTGAAACTCATATGGCTTTGCTTAAATCTGTTGAAAGTATTAAAGACGATGTTGATCGTGAAGAAGCTTTAAAATCTCTTAAAGCTCAAAACACTGCTATGGGTAAAGCTTATGAAACTCTAGGTGCAGGTGGTGAACCTGTTGATGGTACCCCAGAAGCAGAGCTTGATACTCTCGCTAAAAAATATGCAACTGAGCATGAAGTTACTTATGCTGTTGCATATACTAAAGTTCTTGAAACTAATCAAGGATCAGAACTTTACGCAAAGGCTTTAAATTAAGCCATTTTTAATCGCCAACCTTAACATATAGGAGTATAGGAAATGGCTTCATTCGAAAACATTCAATCAGTTAATATGATAGCTGGTGAAGATCTACGTGGAGATTTACATGAAATCCTCCAAATAGAAGACGACTCTGATGTCGGTAAAGTAATTAAAGCAACTGCTGTTGCTAACACAGTTATCGGTATGCTAGGTGAAGACCCTGATAGTGCAGCAACAACTGATGGACAAAATGTTCCAGTTGTTTTGCTACAAGGTATTGTAACAGTAAAAGCTGGTGCAACAATTACTGCAGGACAATTAATTGTTCCTGATGTAACAGCTGGTCGAGTTGCTGGGGTAGCTAATGCAGCTGCACTAGCTGCTGATAGTATGGCGATCGGAGTAGCTCTTGAAAGCGCTGTCGATGGTGATATATTCAGAATGCTTGCACAAACTATTGCAGCACCGCATAGTGTTTAATTTGGACAACTTAACTAAAAGGATAATATAATGACAACACAACCTTCACGGTCAGACGTCCACATTAATGCGCCGCTGACTAATATATCTATCGCATTTATCCAGAATGCGAGTAACTTTATTGCGAGTAATGTTTTTCCAAACATTTCCGTATTAAAACAATCTGATGCTTTCTTTACATATGATCGTGGTGAATTTAACCGTGATGAAATGGAAGAACGCGCCCCAGGTACTGAATCTGCTGGTGGTACTTATGAAATCGGGAATGACAATTACTTTGCTCGGACTCGAGCATTTCATAAAGATATCCCTGATCAAGTTCGTGCTAATGCTGATAGTCCTATATCAATGGATCGTGACGCAACGACTTATGTTTCTCAAAAAGCTTTAATTAAAAAAGAAGTTCTTTGGAATGGAACGTTTTTCATAACAGGTGTTTGGACTAACGAACGAGACGGGGTTACTGGTGCACCTACTGGTAGTGATTTCCAATTCTGGGATGAAGCTGCTTCAACTCCAATTGAAGATGTTCGTGCAGGTCGTAGAACAGTTCTCGAAAGTACAGGGTTTATGCCTAACGTAATTGTACTTGGCCGTCCTGTTTATGATGCATTGCTTGATCATCCTGATATTATCGGTCGTCTTGATCGTGGTCAAACAACTGGCCCAGCAATTGCAAATCGTGATGCTCTTGCAGCTTTATTTGAATTAGATGAAGTTCTTGTAATGGATGCTATTCAAAACACAGCTAAAGAAGGGCAAGCTGATGTTCATTCATTCATTGGTGGTAAAAACGCCCTCCTTGCTTATCGTACCCCAACCCCCGGTATTCTTGTACCATCAGCTGGATATACATTCAGTTGGACTGGGCTTATGGGTTCTGGTGCTATGGGTGGTCGTATTAAGCGATTCCGTCGAGAAGCATTAGAGTCAGATCGTATTGAAATTCAAATGAGCTTTGATCAAAAACTTATCGCTGCTGACTTAGGAGCTTTCTTCTTAGGAGCGGTTGCCCCTTAATAGCAGTTGGTTAATTAATAAGGGCGGGGTTTAAATATCTCGCCCCTTATTTAAAGGATGAAAGTTATGACTGAACCAGTACTTAGATCACGCCATTGGAGACAACGTTTCGATCCGAATGCAGAAATGCGTTTTAGGAAACGTGTTAAATGGAGTAAATCCATAACATATGAACCAGGTGATAAAGTACCTGAAGATTTAATGGCACCTAATAAATTACGTCGATGGTGGGAAGCCGGTTATATTGAATTATTGATTTTTCCTCCAAAGAAAGCTGCACCTGAAAAAGTTAAAACAGATAACAATAAAAAAACTACTAGTAAAAGTAAAAAGAAAAAAACTAATAATAAAAGTAAAAAGAAACCCACTAGCGAAAGCAAAACAAAAAAAGCTGTTGGTGATAAATCAAAAAGTGTTGAAAGAAAGGCTGTCACTGAAAACACTTAAGAGGAAATGGAGTCTTTAAGTGCCAAAACCATATACATATCGCTTAGAAGCGATAAGAAATCCATCACTAGTTGTTTTAATTGCTGATGGAGATTTAATCATAGATACTAATCCAAGTTATCCGCATACTTTTATTGGTGTTATTTATTTTAACGATGCGGATGGATTAACACCAGTAACCCCGTCAAGTGGGACTGCGGTTATAACAATTAAAACAATTAATCAACCCCAAGGATTTCAAGAAATACCTAATGGGACTTTAAAAGCGAAAGATACTGTGCAAACTGATTGGTCAGCAAATACACAACAAGTTAAAATAGAGTTTCAGAATATAGTAGGTGCTTTATATGCACAAGTAGTTTTATCAGGTAACACATCGTAAGGAATATAAATGGCAAGAGTCCCAAGAGCATACCCATCTGATCTAAGTCTTGGTGTTTATTTTTTTGAAGATGCTGGGACAGAATCTTTTCCTATTGATCTTCCTGCTGGGGTTCCAACAAAAATAACAAATGACGGTCTTGGTGGTGGAGGTACTTCTTTAATATTTGCACACCCTGCTGTTCCTGTTATATATAATCCTTTAACTAGTGAACTTGATTTTTCTTTATTGAATGTTGGTGATTTAGTAGGTATACGATTACATTTAATGTTAACGACAACATTACCTAATACTGAATTAACAATGCATCTTACATTAGGTATAACTCCTGATGATTTTCGTATGCCTTTAGTGACAGATTTTGATTATAAATTAGCAGGGGCTCATGATATATCGCTTTATAATGAAATATTTATTAGAAATGAAATTGTCCGAGATAATATTGCAACGATTGAACTAACAGCAGAAAAAAATAGTAGTGTTGTTGTGAAAGATTTTTTAATAAAATTATTAGGATAGATAAATGGTTGATGAAGTAAATAAAGTAATGCGCAAACTTACTGCTTTAACGACTCAAGTTGTTAAGAAGCTTACATTAGACACAACCGCTAATCTTATCGCAACAACCCCAGTAGATACTGGTTGGGCAAGAGCAAATTGGTTAGCTTCTGTATTTAAACCTGAAGCTGGCCCAGAACAAAATTTATCTAAAGAAGCAACAGAAGCAGCAGAACCTGGTTTAAAAAGTCAGCAAGAACAATTATTAGCTACAATTGCAATTTCATATAAACTTAGTCAAGGACCTGTGTTTATTACAAACAATGTCCCTTATATTAAATCTCTAAATAACGGTTCATCATTAAAAGCACCTGTTGGATTTGTACAAGCAGCAATTACTAAAGCATTAAGAATTGATTTAGGAGTGATATTGAGATGACTACTTTATCAGTTGCACGTGAAGCTATTTATAATGTGTTTAATGTTGCGTGGGCTAATCGTACTGATTTGACTTTTGATAATGAAAAGTTTACTCCACCTGAAGATAAATCTTGGGTTCGTTTAGCGGTAAGGCATCAAGACTCATCTCAAGAAACATTAGGTGCTGTAGGTAATAGAAAATTTTTAAGAGAAGGTATTGCATTCATCCAAGTCTTTACTGTAATGAACACAGGTGTGAAATCATCGGATGATTTAGTAGAAATTGCGAGAGCTGTTTATGAAGGTACTCGTATCTCAGGAACAACAATTAGGTTTAAAGATGTTATTGCCCGAGAAGTAGGAGTAGATAAATCTTGGTTCTTAGTTGTAATTGAAGCGATATTTGAATATAATGAAACAAAATAGGAGACTTACATAATGGCCCGCGTTCTTACTAATAACATTACATTAGCTTATGGCTTACAATCTGCTCAAGGTATTGACCCAACAGAATGGAATACTCTTGAGCCAAACTCAATTAATAATTTCGGAGCAACTATCACAACAGTTCCCCGTGATCCCATCAGTAAAAATCGACAACGAAGAAAAGGTGTCGTAACTGATCTTGATTCTGGCGCAGAATTTGAACATGATTTAACTATTGATGTTGTAAATGATTTTATATCATGTTTTGCTTTTGCTGCTGCAACTAACGATGATCTTGATTTCTTTCCTTCTGCTGTAACAGGAACAGGTTATACAGTCCCAGCTTTAAATGTAACACAAGGAGGTAAACTTCAATTTACTACTGGTGGTCCTATTTCATTAATGTTTGCACGGGGTTTTATTACTGCAGCAAATAATGGGTTTAAACCGTTAAGTGCGGATGCAGCTTCTACTGATGTTGAAATCCTAATCGCAGGTACTGTAGCAGAAGCTTCACCTCCTACAAACGCAGAACTTGAAGTTGGCGGAATTCGTCCAGAGATTGGTGATTTAGGGATTATCGTAACAGCAGCATCAGTTGGTGTATCTCCAGCAACAGCTGTTTTATCAAGCGGTAATAACTCTGCTGTTAATAATATTGACTTTACAACTTTAGGATTAACTGTAGGTCAGTTTATTCATATTGGCGGGTTAACGTCTGCAGAACAATTCTCTGCTGGTGCAGGATATGCTCGTATTGTAATTATCGCAGCAGGTCAACTTGATCTTGATAAATTAGATACTACTTTAGCAACTGATACAGGAGCAGGTGAAACTGTTGATTTACTTTTCGGTAGATTTATTCGTAACGTTGATGTTGACGATTCTGATTTTGTTGAACAGTTCATCACATTTGAAACTACATTCCCAGGTCTTGATAACCCATCTGCTGATATGTTTCAATACTCTCTAGATAATTTATGTAATCTTTTATCATTCAGTCTTCCTCTTACAGATAAGGCTGTAGTGACAGTAGGGTTTATCGGTACAGATACTGATGATCCTACTGATACTCAAAAATCTGGGGCTTCTACACCTATAGAACCTAATCAAACAGCAGCATTCAGTACAACAACTGACATTGCAAGACTTCAAGTTACTGATATTATCGAAGAAGGGTTATCTACTGATTTTAAATCATTAAATATTCAATTAAATAATAATGTATCTGGAGAAAAAGTTTTACAAACTCTTGGTGCTAAATTTATGAATACAGGTAACTTTGAAGTAGATATCGAAGCTCAAATGTTATTTACAAACGCAGAAGTTATTACAGCAATTCGAAATAATGAAACACTCACACTTGACTGGCGTTTAACGAATGATGATGGTGGTATTTACTTTGATATCCCCAACATGACTATGGGCGACGGTGCTCGGGAATTCCCAGTAAATGAAACCGTCTTAATTAACACAACTGGTATGGCGTTCGGTGACCCAGCCTCAGCGTTTACCTATTCACTAGGGGTTTCTCAGTTCCCTATAGTGCCATAATAAATATAAACAAGGAGACATTATGTCTAAATTTAGTCATCTAACTAAACTCGATGTTCGTAAGGACATGGAAACAAGAATAACTCTATATCAAATTACCGGAGAACCAATACTTATTTTATCCCCGGCAACTGAAGCAAACAAACCATATTATAATCAAGTTTTAAAACAACAACGTAATGCAGCAACTATGATTCGCATTAAAGGTTCTATCACCCCAGAGCAAGTTGCTAAATCACGTGATGAAGATAAACAACTTTATCCTAAACATATAGTCAAAGGATGGGAAAACGTACTTGATGATAAAGGTAAAAAAGTATCATATTCAACAGAAGCTTGTGAAGAATTCCTTGAAGCTTTACCGAATTATATATTTGATGAAATACGTAATCACGCTCAATTACCTTCAAACTTTTTTGATGAGATTGATATTGAGGAAGCGGAAAAAAACTAAGTGACAGGCTTATATGGGATTTACGTCTTGAAAGAGATGGTTATTCCATTAAGTCTGGTATAAAGAAAGGTAGAAAATTACCAGAGTGGTTTAAAGATGAACCTGTTTTATTAGATGGGGATGAATTTTATATAAAAGCATTTTGGGATTTAAATACTTGCAGATCGTTTGGGATGGGAATAGGTCCTATCCCATGGGATAGGATAAAAGATTATGCGATAATGTCAGAACTTGATTTTGATTTTATTAATTCTTTTATTCGAATTATTAGAGCAATGGACAATGCTTATATAAAATGGGATAAAGATAACCCAAATAAATAAAATTGACTTAAGGATTTAAAGTGGTAGACTTTCGGATAGTAGTTCAGATTGATCCTAGACAAGCCCAGCAAGGGGCTGCGAAAGTTTCAAAATCTTTAAGAAACGCTGAAAGAAGAGCTGCTGGTCTTCGAACACAAATAGCAGGTGCTCTTGCTGCATTTGCAGGGTTTCGTGCTTTAGTAAGTGCAACTAGAACTATCGCTCAATTCTCTCAAGCAATGTCCACTGTACAAGCAATTACTAATGCTACTATAATACAATTTAAAGATTTAAGAGAAGAAGCTAAACGATTAGGTTCGACAACTCGTTTCACCGCAACACAAGCAGCTGATGGTATGACATTCTTAGCTCGTGCAGGTTTTGAGGTTGATGAGGTATTAGGTTCAATCGAAGGTACATTACAATTAGCACAAGCTGGTGCTTTAGATTTAGCACGGGCTGCTGATATTGCTTCAAATGTTTTAAAAGGGTTCCGATTAGAAGTTGACCAAACAGCAAGAGTGGTTGATGTTCTTGCTTTAGCAGCAAATAGTTCAAATACAAATGTTAGTCAATTAGGTGACGCTATGAAATTCGTAGCTCCAGTGGCTGCTGGATTAGGAATTAAAATAGAAGAAGCTGCAGCAGCAATTGGTGCTCTTTCTGATGCGGGTCTTCAAGGAAGTTTAGCTGGTACAGGTTTAAGACGTGTTTTATCAGAACTAGAATCTCCAGCAAAAAAGACAAATGATATATTAAGAAATTTAGGTTTAACAGCAGACGATGTTCGTATATCACAAGTAGGGTTAACAAATGCTTTAATTACATTACGTAATGCTGGTGTTACTACAGGACAAGCTTTAGAGCTTTTTGGAGATCGCGGTGGACCTGCGTTTGAAGTACTGAGCAGTAGTATCCCTACTGTAATAGAAATGACAGCTGCCTTACAAAATGCAGGTGGAACAGCTGAACGTATTGCTAGGATTATGGATGACAATCTAAATGGTGCGTTACTTGCAGTTAAATCTGCATACGAAGGTTTCATACTTGCATTAGGTGATACTGGACCAGAGTCTGCCGCGACACGTTTTTTTAATGGATTAGCTGATGCTATTAGATTTTTATCAGCAAATTTAGAAACTGCAGGAACTGCTGCGTTATCATTAATTTTAGCATTAACTGGTGGTCCTATATTACGTGTAGTAGGGGTTTTAACTGGAATAACAAATGCAACATTTACTTTAACAGGCGCTCTTATAACAGCAACACGTGCAGCTAAATTATTAGGTCGCGCTTTATTAATAGGGTTTGTGATTGAAAGTATTTCTGCTATAATTGATGAATATCAACGTTTAAATAAAATAATAGAAGATACTCACATTACATGGGGACAAGCAGGAGCTTTTGCTATTGAGACTTTTGCAAATAGAGTTATTGGTGGTTTTGCTGCTTTAGGAACGATTATTTTTACAATTGCAAAATCTATTACCGATCCTATAATTGCGGCTTTTGTTGAAACTGGGCAAATTATAAGAGAGATTTTAGCTGACCCAACTGGGTTTTTCTCAGAAGCAAATGATTTAGGTGCAAGAATTGGTAAAGCAGTTGCTGATTCTTTTAATAAAACATGGCTGATTGGTTTATCTGCATCAGCAACTGCTTTAAACACAAGATTTATTAAACTTGTAGATGATGATGTTTTTAAAGTATTAACCGAACCTAGAGTAGTAGGTCCTGCAATAGCCCCAGCCCCTATTCCTGGATTTGTTTCAGAAGGTGATGGTGGTAGAGCAGGGCCAACACAACCTGCAGAATTTGCAGAATTTTTAAGAGGTTTAGAACGTGAAAGAATATTACTTGGATTATCAAATCAAGAACGTGAAATTAGAGCGGGGCTGTTTGCTGCTGAAGATGCTTTAGGTCAAGCTCTAAATAATACACAAAGACAACTGGTTGAAACTGCTTTAAGACAAAACCAAGTTTTATCTGATCAAGACCAGATTTTACAACAATTAAATACCCCGTTTGAAGATCTTAATAGACAAATGATTGCTTTAAATACTTTGCTTGATAACGGGGCAATTTCAGGTGAAATGTTTGCAGTTGTATTGAGAGATTTAGAAATTCAAGCTTTAGGGTTACAAGTCGCTTTAGGTGAAGGTTCATTCGCAGATACTTTCCTATTAAAAATAGCAGAAATGACACAAGGAGTTCAAAACTTAGGTTCAGCTTTAAGTGAAACATTAGGAAATGCTGTAGGTACATTTATAGATAGTTTTTCTAACGCAATAACATCAGCTATATTTCAATCTGAAAATTTAGGTGAAGCTTTAAGAAACGTAGCTAAGACAATAGGTATTGAACTTGTAGGTTCCTTAATTAAACTAGGGTTAAAAGCAGCTTTAAACGCAGCATTTGGTCAAGCGATAGCAGCAGCAGCAACTGCAGCAACTGTCGCACAAGCAGTTGTAGTGGCATCAGCTTGGGCTCCTGCAGCTGCATTAGCTAGTTTAGCAACTCTCGGTGCTAACGCTGCCCCAGCCGCTGCAGCTATCGCTAGTACAGCAGCATTATCTCAAGCAACAGCTATTATCCCAGGATTTGCTGATGGTGGTTTAATATCTGGTCCTGGAGGATCAAGAACTGACTCAATAAATGCTCGTTTATCAAACGGTGAATTTGTTGTTAATGCGAATGCAACACGAAATAATCTATCAACTTTAAAAGATATTAATAATGGCGGTGCCGGTGGAAATGTTAGAATTGAAATTATAAATCAAATACCTAACGCTAAATTTACAACTGAACGTATATCAAGTAATCAAGTTAGAATTATCGCTAAAGAAGTTGCTCGTGGTGTTGTTGCTCAAGAAGGTCCTAAAATTATTGCTGCTTCATTAACATCTCCTAACAGTCCAATGAGTCGTGCAATTACTGAAAGTACTTCAGCTAGTAGGAGAAGAACATGACCAAATTTACTTTAATACCTGATGAAGCTACATATGGGGTTAGGTTTCAATCTGGTGTTATTTATGTAGGATTAGAAGGTGGTGTTGGTCGTACTAGAAAAGATTTTGACGGCGCTTCTCGTATTGTAGATGTGTCATTTTTTACTAATGATTTAGGGTATCAATATTTAGTTAGTTTCTTTGAGACTATTATTGATCAAGGTGCAATACCTTTTGAAATAGATTTATTAATAGATAATAATGCTTTAGAAGAATATTCAGCTATAATGATACCTGGGAGTTTTTCTTTAGATCGATCAAGCGGTACTTCTCATACTGTTTCAATGCAGCTTGAAGTAGAACCACAATTTGTAGATGATGATTATAATTCTTCATATTTCGATTTATACAGTGCTTACGGGGATGATACTTTAAACTGGTTGAATACCCTTGAATTTTTAACTAACACAACAATGCCGGCGACATTATTCTGATGGAAGACTTAATAGAATTTTTCTTAAACACATCATCTCAGGTTTTTGCCTATGAGACAATTGAAATAACTCATCCTAGTTTTTCACAGGATTATTTTTTAGTAAGAAATAATTCTCAGGGAATTACAGTAACATTAGAAGATTTATCACAACAGTTTTTTGAATTTACCCCGATGAAAGTTCTTAGAAGTGGTCAATCAACTAATATTGATGATAGTATAAAAATAGAGTTAGCTGATTTAGGTGTAGTTGCTGGAGAGATTCAAAACATCAGAGAAGCAGACACTTTCGATACTTACCCTGTATTCACCTATAGGGCTTATCGTTCTGATGATTTAACAACAATTTTAGAAGGACCGTTTGTATTACGTTTAGTTGATATACCTTTAACAAAAGGAAGATCAATTTTAGTTGCTAAAGCTCCTAATATTAATATAAATAGAACAGGTGAATTATTTACTATTGAAAGATTTCCAATGTTGAGAGGATTTGTAAGTGGATAAGTATTTAGGAAGAACATTTAACTATAATTCTTATCATTGTTGGCATCATGTTCAAGCAATTTTTCGTGAAGTTTTAAATATAGTTCTTCCTGATTTTGCTTATGTAAATACAAAATTTGCTTCAAAACGACTTAAGGCTGCACCAGGATTTAAAGAAATTAAAGAACCTATAGAGGGATGTATTGTTAGAGGAGAAAACGATAAACATAAAATAAGAAGATACCATGTTGGGGTGTTTTTTGACAATATTGTTCATCATTGTGAATACCCCCGTTCACGAGCAGAAAGTTTGATTATTTTTAATAAAAGATATTCAAGATTAAGGTATTTTATTTATGATAATTAATATTAAAACAGATACTTTTTCAAATAATATTGAACAATTAACAATTGAACCTTCTGAATTAGGTAAATTGTTAAAAGAACGTTTTAATCCTCAAACAACTAGAGTTTATCAAGATGATATAGATATTACCCCAACTTGTGAAAATGACATTAGAACTTTACTAGAATGTACAGAAATTACAGTAATTGAGCATCCTTCAGATCCAATTACTGTTGGATTTGTTATTTTAGGAATAGTAGTAGCTTCTGTAGCAGTTGCGTTTATATTTAGACCATCTGCTCCTGTTATTGACCCAGCTACTGCACCTTCTAATCAACAAAGAAGATCTCCTAATAATTCATTATCTGGAAAACAAAATACAGTTCGTATAGGCCAGAGAATAGCTGATATATATGGAAGTGTTAGAGCTTATCCTGATTTAATAGCTTCTCCTTATAGAAAGTTTATAAATAATGTAGAATTTGAGTTTGCATATATGTGTATCGGTCGTGGTAGTTTTTCTTTATCATCTTCAGATATTTTAGATGGAGATACTCCAGCAGAGCAGATTTCAGGAACTGATATAGAATTATATGATATAAATACTTCTCCTAATTCTGGTTCACCTCAAATACTAATTGGTAGTGCTATTACAGAACCTTTAGTTGAAACATCAAGAGTGCAAAACGTAGATGGAATACATCTCCAAGCCCCAAATGAAGTATCGTTTTTAGGTGGAGATGATGTGTTTTTTACTGCAACTGATCGTTGTGATAGAGCATCAGGTGCAACTGTTGATTTTACTACTGTAATGAATAATGGTGATTCTATTACTATATCTAACGCTGTTTGGGATTCTGGTGCAGGACCAGGAGCTAAAGTTAGATTTAATGGACAGTATATTGTTAAAACTGGATCAATTACAGCTTCTAAATTTGAAGTTGACGATCCTAATTTTGGTTGGGAAGTAAAACTTGCTGCTTTAGGCCCAGTAACTGATGATCTTTCTGATGTTAATATGGTACAAACAGATGAAGCTAATTATATTGGTCCATTTTTTGTATCTGATCCTGATGCCACAAAAATTATATGTAATTTTGTAGCTACTAATGGTTTATATGAGGATGATGGGGTAACAAGAACATCATTAAATGTTGATATTGAAATAGAAGTTACCCCAGTTAATGAAGACTTTGCTGATATTGGACCAATTGAAACTTTTGAAATTACATTAGAAGGGGATGCAAGTGGAGAAACTGGACCTGCACAAATAGGGGTAACTTTAGAAGCAACCCCTAGTTTTACAGGTAGAGCTAAAGTAAGAGCTAGACGATTAACAGATACGACTTTAAGTGGAACATCAACTGTAGTTGATACTGTTAAATGGAAAGATTTATATTCTTCTTCTCCTGTAAATGAAACAGATTTCGGTGAAGTAACAACAGTTTATGTTTCAACAGAGAATAATTCACAAGCAATTTCAGGAAAAGCTAGAAAACTATCAATGGATGTGATTAGAATCATTGAAACGTTTGATAATTTAGGAGTATCTCAAGGTAATGTTGCTTCTGAATTTGGTCGTGATATATATATCGCTACTGCATTAGATCAATTTATAGGGCGATTAACAGTTGATGATATTGATTTTGCAGAAATATTTGAACAAGATAATGCTATAGCTGTTCAATTTAGTAATGATGATGCTCGAAAATTTAACTGGACATTCGATGATGACCAAATATCGTTTGAAGAAATGGCAGAAGCAGTATGTACTGCGATATTCTCATTCCCTAATAGATCAGGTAATTTATTAAGTATGTTGTTTGAGGGTCTTAATACAGTTTCTACTTTATTATTTAATCATAGAAATAAAATCCCTGATACTGAAGTAAGAACAGTTAGTTTTGGTAATATAAATGATTACGATGGTGTAGAAGCTATATATACTTCTCCGATTGATGGCGCTCGCTTATCTATTACAGTAGGAGCTACTAACCCCGTGAATCCAAAAAAACTTGAAACTGTTGGTGTAAATAGTTCAGATCAAGCTACTTGGCATGCTCATAGAGCGTTTCAAAAAATAGTATTTAATTATGAAACTTTAAGATTTTCTGCAACGTCAGAAGCTAATCTTTTAAGACGATCTAATCGAATTGCTGTAACTGATGATACACAAGGGGGTTTATATTCAGGAACAGTTGATGATGTGAACGGGGTTGCAATAACTCTTTCACAGATCGTCCCAGATGATGTAGATACTACTTGGGTAATATTTTTACAATTATTTGATGGAACAGTAATCGCAGAACAAATATTGACTATCGCCGATAACATTGTTACTATTGGAGTAGATTTAGAATTAAGTTTATCTTTCGTTGAAACTAATTACGCAATTGCAACATACACGTTAGTTGAACAATCAACACAAGATGTGGGTACTGCTTTCATTGTGACAGAAACTGATACTAGTGATAATCAAAGAGTAGGTGTTAATGCGATTAATTATGACTCACGCTATTATGATTTTGATGGAGTTTAAAAAATGGTTAAACCAAGCGCAACAGATTTAGACAATGCTGGTGTTGATTTACAAACAATTAGTGATGTTGCTAATTCTACACAAGACACAACTACGACACGATTAAGTGGAACAATAAAAACTTTAACTGGAGTAATAAAAACAGCTAAGGTTTATGGAGCACCTACCGCTTATAATTCTGGAACTACATATACAACCGCTCAAGAAACAGTAACACAAGCTGGTACTGTATTTGCCCCTAATCCAGATGATCTACCTATCGGACCTGAAACGTTTGATAGTTCTCATTGGAATGTTTTACAAGGGCATATCCCAGGTACTGAATTAGATCAATCAGGCGCAGATATTATTAATATTGGTAATGATTTAGAACAAGAAGGTACAGCCCCTAACTTTTCTCAAACTAATACTGATGCAGCTCTTGTTAATGATCAAGTTATTGGTGGTTGGGAAGTTACGAACTCAGATATTTCAGGTGGAGGTGTAGGTATTTCTGCAATAAGAAATAAATCACAAAACTCTTCCGGTAGTGCTACTTATTGGGAATTAACAGTTAAAACAGCGACGGGTATTGATGTTCCTGCTGCGGGGTTTAATGAAACTGGAGAACTTGAAAACACTGTATATGGATATACTAGATTCATAAATGGTAGATCAACCCCCGTTGTAAATATTAATAATCCAGCGTTATATCGTTCTGATGGAACTGGAGGTACATTACCGTTTACTGTTGCGGGTAGTATGGTTTATGAAGGTATGGATGGTTCAGCTGGTCATTATTTCCTTGGGGGAAGTTCACAGAAAGTTAGATTAGTTATTGAAGGTAGTGGTAGTATTGGAATAGGTACTGATAATCCAGATAAATTAGTGCATCTTGTAGATGAGACTCTAGGAAAAACTGGTAATCCACTTAATGCTGATAGTTTATTAGTTCTTGATAAGAATATTGATGATAATAACTATATGGAGTTTACAGGACCAGGTGCGATGACATCTGCCCAAGGATTTGTTTTTTCAGATAATGCTAATCAGAGAGGGAGACTATTATATGTTCATTCCGCAGAACAGTTTCAATTTTGGGCGTCAGGAGCAGAACAACTTAATCTAAATAATGCTCGTTTAGCACCTGAAACTACAGAAGTATATGATCTTGGATCAGCTTCAAAAGAGTTTGATAATGTATTTACTCAAAATGCTGTAACTGTATCAGATGCAAATCGCAAAGATGATGAAGGTGCTGTCAAAGGTTCGCCATATGTTCAGTTAATGAAAAACCTTTCACCGCGCATTTTCACCTTCAAAGACAAAGTTGTTCAAAAGGCTGTCCCCGCTATTATGGGCAAACGTCAAGCTGTTGATGAAATTGACGCAATTAAAATTGAATATGTAGAAAATGAAGGAACTGGTGAGTTTGATGAAATTGAAGTTCCTTGTAAACATAGAATAAAGCGTTTTGAAAAAATTAAAATTCGTAAAGATGGTAAACTAAAGAAACGTAAGAATAAAGAAACTGGTGAAATGGAACAGGTTTATTTTGACAAACCTGTCATGGAAGAATACGAAAAAGAACTTGCAATTGAACAACGTATTGTAACCCATTCAAGACCTCATACTGGGCATATGGCACAAGCAGTAAAAGCAGAAATGAATGCAATTGATCCTGATTTTGATTGGGCTGGTTACGCTGTTTATAATGAAGGTGAAAATGATGAAACACACGCTTTGAGATATAATGAATTCATAGCACCAATGTTGGCTTACATTCAAGAAGTTGATACTGAAAACCAGTCCTTAAAAACAATCATTAATGATCTTATTTCTAGAATAGAGGTACTTGAACCATGATTAACATAAATTTCTCAAAAATTAAATTACCTAAGTTTATCATCAAGATAGATAAAAAAGGATGGTTCAAAGGTCTTGGTCTACATCATGCGTCAATTACCGTCGGTTGGATTTTATTATTCAGCTTGTTCGGTATTGGATGGTTTGGTTGCGGTTGGGCGATGGGTTGGTATGGATGTAAAGAGTACGGCAGTCAAATATACCCACCTAAAGTTTTTGAACTTATGGACTTTTTATCACCTTTGATAGTCGTAATAATATATAATTTAGTGTTTTAAATAAACCCCGTCTCATGAAAGGAAATCATAATGGCGACAGTAATAGCATCCACACCTAATACATCAATCATTGGTCAATTTACGGTGTTAAAAGATTTTGAACATAAACATAAATCCGGGGGTATTTCTGGTTATATGAAAAATGCAAAATATAACATCCGTGCAAATAATGATGAATTAATTGCAAATGTTAAAAAATGGCGTAAAGCAGGAAAGGTATTGTAAAATGGCTTTAGTACATATAACAGCTGCGCGTGATGCGTTAGCGAATTTAATTGATGACCTTGTTAATACTGGTGCAGGTTCTGAAGGAACTATTGAGTTTCAAACAGGTGCATCGGCTGAAGTAGCTACAATACTTTTAAGTGCTGTAGCATTTGGCGCTTCATCAGGTGGCACTATGACACTTGCTGCGACTACTGATGATACAAATGCGACAGGTAGTGCATCAGCAGTAACTAAATTTATTGTCAAAGATCAAGATGGTAATGAAGTATTTCAAGGTACTGTCACACTTACTTCTGGTGGTGGTGATATTGAACTTAGTGCAACAACAATCGGTGCAGGATCAACAGTAAGCATAACAAGCTTTACATATTCCGCTTCTGCCTAAATTTTTAGGAGTGGTTTATAATGGTTCAGTCTGTTGTTAATGTAGGATCAAATTCGAATCGTGGATCATCGATCACAGTTAATCTTGGCGCAACGGCAACCAGCGATAATACGTTAGTTGCCGTTATTGTGCGTCGTACTGGGTCAGGTACAGTAACAACACCAACAGGTTATTCACTATTAAGAAATTTTACTGAAGGTTCACGATTAGTTTCTTTCTTTGGTAAAACGTCTGATGGTACTGAAACCGCAGTTACAATTGGATCTTCTAATGCTGTTCAACAATGTGCATGGTTTTATGAATTAAGCGGTACGTCTTTAACGGTTAACGCAGCTGAAGACGTTGCTGTATCAGCTGCAAATTCTGTGACTTTTTCTGGCGCGTTAACTGACATCGCTAATACAATTGCTATTGCTTGTGGTGCTTTAGAAGATGATGATTTTAGTGGTGATTCATGGTCAAACTCATTTACAAAACAAGGTGCTTTTGAAGTTGCTACTGGTGGAGGTGCTGATATGTCAGCAGGTTCTGCTACACGAATATTAACGGCAACCGGAACTGAAGGTACAGTGTTGTCAACATCGGCTGGTGCAAATGACGAAACCTGGGGGTCGTTAATTTATCTTGAAGAAACTGGTGCAGCTCCAATTACTGGGTCAGGTACTCCCCAAGCTGAAACCGCTACTTCAAGTGGAGACGGAATAACTTCAAGTTTAGCAGATGGAACACCACAAGCAGAAACCGCTACTTCAAGTGGAGACGGAATAACTTCAAGTTTAGCTGATGGAACACCACAAGCTGAGACAGCGACTGCCAGTGGAGACGGAATAACTTCAAGTTTAGCTGATGGAACCCCACAAGCTGAAACCGCTACTTCAAGTGGAGACGGAATAACTTCAAGTTTAGCAGATGGTACTCCCCAAGCTGAAACCGCTACTTCAAGTGGTGATGGGGTAGTTTCAAACTCTAGCAGCGGAACCCCACAAGCTGAGACAGCAACTGTCAACGGAACTGGAATAGTTGTAGACAGTGCAGGTTCAGGTACTCCCCAAGCTGAAACTGCTACTGCAAATGGTGATGGAATAACTTCAAGTTTAGCTGATGGAACACCACAAGCTGATACTGCTACTGTCAGTAGTGATAGTGTGGTTTCAAATTCTGGTTCAGGTACTCCCCAAGCTGAAACTGCTACTGTAAGTGGGGTTGCTATAGTTTCTGGTTTAGTAACTGGTTCAGGAATACCACAAGCAGAAACAGCAACTGCTAACAGTGATAGTATAGTATCAAGTTTAGCAGATGGAACACCACAAGCAGAAACCGCTACTTCAAGTGGAGACGGAATAACTTCAAGTTTAGCTGATGGAACACCACAAGCAGATACTGCTGTTGCAAGTGGAGCTGGGGTAGTTTCAAGTTTAGCTGATGGAACACCACAAGCTGAGACAGCGACTGCCAGTGGAACAGGAACAGCTACAGGACCGATAGTTGCTTCAGGTACTCCCCAAGCAGAAACTGCTACTTCAAGTGGAGATGGAATAACTTCAAGTTTAGCTGATGGAACCCCACAAGCTGAAACCGCTACTGCCAGTGGTGATGGAATAGTTATAGAAATTGTATTAGCTGATGGAACACCACAAGCAGAAACCGCTACTGCAAGTGGAGACGGAATAGTTTCTAATTCTTGTAGTGGTACTCCCCAAGCAGAAACTGCTATTGTTAATGGAACAGCTGTTGTCGCAACAGGGGAAGTAGAAGATATTTTGTCAGGTAAAGTAATTTTAACATTAATAAAATCTAACGGTGATCCTATTGTTTTACCTGAAGATATTTTAAGTATTAATATTTCAAATGTAACTCCAGAAATAATTTTAACTTTAAATACCCCGAAAACAATCATCACAGTTAGAAATGAAGATGTTGATTAAAAATAAAAATTTACAAATATCGTCAATTACGATATAGTATTAATAGCAAAGTGAGAAAAATATGCCCCGAATTATTATTAAAGTATTTGATGGATCAGATAATGTTTCCCTAGTTCTTTTTGAAGAAGGTGAAGGTAACCCTATTGATTTTTCTGCTGCGACTCAATTTACATTAGAAGTTGATACAAAAACTATTGATACGTTAGTTGGTGGAGAAGAAAACACAATACTTGCAACTGCTAATTTAGGTGAATTACAATTTGATTTAGGTGCTGAAAGTATGCCTATTGGAATCTTCCCAGCAACTTTAAAAGTATTTGATGTTTCTCACCCTAATGGTCAAATATTAGCTTGTTCTGATGATATGACTTTATACGTTCAAACTCAATCTTGTTGATTTTGGAGAAAAGAAATGACTAGAGATAAATTATCTAAAACATGGAGACCATTTGGTTGCTGGATGTTAACTATTAATGTTTCTTTTGGATTTCCGGGGTTATTTATTGCAACTTATTTAAAACCAGATACTAATTGGAGTATCGTATCAGGAACATATGCAGCATTACTAACAGCTTGGATTGCTGCAGCAGGTATTCGTCAATGGGGTAAACATAACGGAGAAGTATAAAATGATAATGTCAAAAATACTAGCAGCAGGTCTTGTGTTGACAACTTTAGCAGCTTTTTCAGGTGTCATTGGAACTTTATATTATAAAGGTAAAATGAATGAAGAAATGGTTCGAACAACAAGTGCGATTGCTGAAAAAGAATCTGCTTTAGCTTCAATAGAAACTTTAAAAGATGTACTAGCTGATAATAAAGATACAACAAATTTTATTCTTAATATGAATGTTACTGCTCAGGAGAAACAAAATGAAACTCAACAATCTCTTATGGATGCTGATCGTAAAACTGCAGAAGTTACTGCACAACTTGATCGCATGCTACTCACAGAACATTATGAAGCTGTTAAAGAACCTTTCCAACGTGGGAATGCTGCTAATGACAGGCTTACTGATATCGTGTGCAGGGCGTGGGGACCTTGGGCAAGTAATAACCCACACTGTTCAAGTTCAGAAGATAATGGTGATGCCGCCTCCAATTCTGGGAATTGATATTGATCCAGGACCATTACCAACTATACCCCCGGTTGCTGTCACTACATTAGAAAATGCTAAGATTTATGTAGAAGCTTGTGAAGCTTGGAGAACTGTAGGTCAAGAAGGAATGAATACAGCTGAAGATGTTGTTTTAGTTTATGGACCTGCCTTAACAGAAGAAGTAACTTGTTCTTGGGCTTTATATGGTTGGCCAGCAGAAAGCCAATTAATGTTTGAAAAAGATTTAAATAGATGGGCAGGTTATACTGATAAACTACGAATAGATATTCAAGGATTAAAAGAACAGTTATTAAATAGATATCAAGCTATTCAAGATTTTAATAAAGAAAGGATTGATGATGGCAAAGAAGAAAACTGAAACAGTTGAAAAAACTACTTGGAGTTTAGTGATTGCTTTTGTCGCAGAGAAAGGTAAATTATTAGCTGGTATTGTGACTAGTGTAATAGTTATCGGGGGTGCTATAACATGGGTATTATCTTATTTTGCAATGACAACTGATCTTGAAGCATCAGAGCAAAGACAGTATACGCAAAATCAAGAGCAGACAGAACGTCATGTTAATTTTGCTCAAAAGATTTTTACTGATCAAAGAAAAGAAGTAAAAGAACTGATTAGTATTCAAAAAGAACGAATAACTCAAACACGTCAAAGTAATAATGGTATAGTCCCTGAATATATGATTATAGACTTATCAGATTTACAAGCAGAGTTAGATGAAATAGAGTTTGAATTAAAGCAACTAATGGAGATAGTTAAGAAAGGTGTACCTAATTATTAAAAGTTGTAATATAGTCTTAATTATGATATATTACAACATACAATAACTAATAAATTTAATTTAAAGGAAATCTAATGGTTACTACACCTAAAACATCAATTCCAGTTCTTGATTCTGTTCTAAATATATCCATAGGGAATATTCGAGCAAAAGAACTATGTCGTGCAGCTTCACTTGCGTTAGTTAGTGATATAGGTAATGCTTTACCAGCTGTTCAAACAGCATTTGATAAAATCGCAGAATTACCTAATCTTGTTACAGAATTAGGTAATGACTCTGAGATTACTGCTGTAGGTATTCAACATATTCATCTAACTTGTCACCGTGTTGAGATGGGTTATGCTTTGGAAAAAGTAAATAATGTTCTTGATAGTTTATCTGGAACTAATAGTTTATCTTTAGGTTCTTGTGTTTGTATGATTGAAGAAGCTGGAGATATTCTTTCAGACATGCATCAAGCTATGACATGTCAAGCAAAAACAGCAGGTCTTGCTTTACCATTTAACGGTGGTGGTGGTAGATAATTATGTCAACATTGAGCTACATATATTCTCTAATGTCAATATATAGTTGGATATATGCAGCTCTTTTAACCGTAATATTAATAATTGCATTAATAAAGTTTGATCCAGATTATACTACTATTACTTCAATTTTAATATTTGCTTTTGTAATAACTAGACTTATTACATACTATAATCCAGAGTCTAGAATTTATTTTGATTTTGCTAATGATATTTTAGCTTGTTTATTGTTGATATATTTTGTTAAAGAAAACAACTTAGCTAAAGCAGTTATTGGTTTTTATATAGTAATGTGGATGGTTGTTTATTATCCTACTGCTTTTGAAATTACTGAAAGAAGATATTATGAAATTTCCATAGACATTCTTGCTTATCTCCAAGCGATTGTTGTGATTTTGGGAGGGTATTCAAATGGAACACGAATTAACACTGATTTACAATACGATAATTATTCTATTTCAAAAACACTGGGAGACATTCCTTCTACCTCTTTCATTCCCTTTAGAGGCAGCCCTTATCTGGTACATGGCAAAACTTCCAAAAATTCAACATCTTCATCAGATAAGTCTGAATTACATAAAAGAAAAATGGAAACAGATAAGGAAGAAAAATGAGTAAGGAAGAGGTTGAGTTTGCGCTTTTAAAAAAACGAGTTAAAGATTTAGAAGATTGGAAGAAAAGTGATATTGAGCGAATAAAACAACAAACAGCAAATTCTAAAAAACTATATTGGGTTATTCTAATGGCGGCAGTTTCTACAATAGCATTTGTTGTCGCAAAAACATGGGAGAAGATTTGGGAATGATCTCTAATTGGACAATAGCAATATTTACATGCATACCTTTTTTACTAATTGGTTCAGAAGCATTGAGTGATGTTTTAGCAACTTTTATAACATGGTGTATGTAATTATAAAAACTTTTTCAAATATTCTTCATCAAGACATTTCTTTTGAAAGTTATATTTTTTTCTAAGTACATCATCAATTAATATATCCACACTATTTGGAGTTAAAAAGATATAATAGTTACATTGTTTAGTTTGTCCACCTCGATGAATACGATCCTGAATTTGCTTCCATCTTTCAAAAGAATAATCTCTTGCATAACTAATCATATTATTTGCATATGGCATATCAAGACCGTGTGATATAGCTTGAGTTTGTCCTATTAAATATTTTACATAAGGATCATTTTTAAACAGGTATTTTGCTTCTTCTTTCCCTGACTGCCCAACCTTACCAGAATATTCAACAGCTTCATCTCCAAGCATTAGTTTCATCTGAGTAATGTCTGCGCTAAATCTCGACGATATGATTGTTTTACCATCTACTGATTTAAGAATATGTTTCACTCGATCAAGCCGATGATTTTTAATTGGAGTCCATCCAACAGTTTTTTCATTTTTAATATCAGGTAAATGCCCACATACAATTTGTTGTAATCGTAAGACGCGAGCTACTCCCATAGCACCATCAATTATTTCCCCGTTCTCTAATGCGATAAACAAATCGTTTTTCATTTGCTTATAATATTTAGCTTGTTCGGGGGTTAATTCAATGGGGACGTTGATGAAGACTTTTGGAGGGAGGTCCATACATTCTGATTTTCTGACGCGATAAGTATATCCATGTACACGTTCCATTAATTCACTGACGTTTTTATATCCGATAATCTCTCGATATTCAATACGTCCCATTTTACAATAACGATTTCTAAATCCGGTTAAACTTGTCGCACCAATAATATCAACATCTAATAGTTTGAATTGAGAATATAAATCATGAAGACCTTGGCTAATCGGGCAACCTGTTAAAATACGACGGTAATTAGCATATTGTATTAATGTGAATGCAAATTTAGATCGTTTAGATTGTGAATTTTTTAAAGTAGTTGACTCATCGAAAACAAGTAAAACACGTTTATTAGGGATGCTTTTTAATATCTTTTCAATTAAATCTTTCCCTGATTGAACTTGTAACGACTCAACATTAATCGCATAGAACTTTAATTCTTTACAAGGTTCGAATATTTCTTCTGGGATTTTTTTTCCTGGCCGTCTCACCCATGGTTTATATTTAATACGTTCTGGTATATGAGTAGGGACAGCTTCTTCAATCCATTGTGCAGGAACACCACTAGGATAAGCAATAACTAAACATAAATCAATTAAATCATTTTCATAAAGGTAAGCAGCTTCATCAATAATAACACGAGATTTACCAGTTCCCATCTCCATGAAAAACCCGAAAGCAGGTCTTCCTTTAGCTAATCCAAAACATTTAATCTGATGATCCCAAGGTGGAAACTCACCGCCGAATTCGTAATCATCAACGGTAACTGCATTTTGTGCTTTGAGTTTTAGAATTTCTTTTGCTTCTGCTGATTTCTTTTTTAACTTTGCAAACAGTTCTTTAGCTGACGGAGAAACGACAACTTCGTATTCATTTTTCCAATGTAATTGCCAAGTCTCAATTAAACCGTCGTAAGCTAATCTTGAAGCTGGGAGTCTGAGGATACGTTCTTTCCAAGTAGCATAGGTTGTTGTCGTTTCCTCTAAATCCCTCAGACCACTCATTGACCCCGTCACATTGATGGACTTTCCAGACGGGGTTAAATCTATATTTATCTGGTTCATTACGGACCATGCCCGGTATCATTTGATGGAGGACCAAAAACTTCTAAGATCATCCCTAACATAAGCCAAAGCATAAACCAAATAAAACTTCCTAACACAAAAGCAACAAGTATAACTACTATTAAATATTCAGTATAAGAAGTATTTATTCCCTCGATCATCCATGTTTTATTTAAATATGTGAATATGATGATGTATATTGTACTTATAGTTGCTAATATATTAACAATTGTAATATAGTGTTTATCTAATAATTTAATCATTTTATCCTCTATCTAACGTTTCATTATGTGGGTTAACACTTGGGTTAGTTATAGCTGAGTTGTTTTTAATAATAGCCCAAGACCAGTCATTAGCACCATGAATATGAATAGAAAACTCTATTTCAGTATTTGGTAATTCTGGATGATTTGTTTTACGAAGAAGGTTTTGAATTTTATCTGATATTTCTCTTTTCTGTCTTACACTAAACATTTCAATTTTCCTTTAAGATTTAACCATCACTGCGAATTTTTCAACATTTTCAAGAGTGTTCCTTTTCTTAGGTTCACCCTTAAATGATTTTTGCCATTGAGAGTTTTGCCAATTAGTCATTTTTTTAATCAACTCTTTTTTAGTCTGGTTCTCAGTTTGGTTTGAAAACCTTATAGTCACACCAAGAAAACCTAATACTCTATTCGTGTTGACTTTCCAGTTTGAAAACATTTGTTTTTGAATTTCTGAAACATATCTACGAGCACGTGATTTCTGTTTTAGTTTATTATTCTTAGTCATTATCTTATTCCTTTGTTTAAAATTTAATTAATTGGTGCTAGGAAGATGAAAACCGTCTCTTTACATATCTTACTATGTCCCAGCTGATCACCTGTAATAATACTTTTAGTTTCCTTAATATTATTCTCAGATTACAAACTTTTATTAATTTAAAGTGCTTCTATTTTCTCTACTATATACTTTGCAATTACTGCTGTACTTCCTAAGATTTCATATCTATTATTAGTATATTCATTAGCTATAACAAGACATTCATTTATAGCTTCTTTACGACCTTGTTCTTTAGCGCTAGCAATAGCTCTATTAATTGATTGATTTTCCATTTTTAATTTCCTTTCTATTCAGTTATAACCGTTGCGGCATGAATACCACCAAGGCTTGCTATATATCCATGGGCATATACGATTGAATTAAAACCTAGTTCTTGTTGACGTTTTAAAGCAAATTGCTTATCAGTAAAATCTTCACTGTCATATTTCCCTAGAGGTTTTCTTTTACGTACTTCATATTTAAAAGCACTATCCAAAACTTCTTGATCTTCTGGTGTAATAAAGTTATCGTAGAATGACATTAGTTTAATCCAATTCTTGAATTACAACATCACGAAGTTTATCAGCTGCAATCTCTCTTACTTGTTGTTCTAACATATTACTCATTGAAAACCCACCCGACCAATTTGATTGATTACTGTTGACAATATCACTCAACATTCTAATTTTATTTTTAATTGTTTTACAATTATTAAGTGCTGTATCTAATTCACTGAATACAGTTTTTCTATACTGTACAATTAAATCTTCAATTTCTAATTTAATACTATGTGTTGATTTAGTCATTTCATTTTCCTTATTCATTTGGGGCTTCATTGCCAATTAGTAAAATCATTATATCAAACTTTCCATAGTATGTAAATAATTAAATGCGATCAAAGTGAAAAAAGTTTCCATAGTCTTTAAAAATTGCAGGTTAAGTTTTATTTACTCATAACCAGAAAGATTAGAAATGGGAACCATAGAACTATTAATATAAACCCCATCCATGAGTTCCATTTTCTTCCTGATGCTTTTTGAATTCTTGCTGTTTTTGCATTTACTAAAAACCCAATTAATAAATACATAACAGCAACAAATATCCATCGATTATATTCATCCATTATTAAATACTTTCATTATTTGTTGCAGTCTTTTTTCTCTAGTCTTCTTTATAAAAGCAAGAGAGTAAACACAAAAACCACAATACACAAATTTATTTCCTGCAATTATTTTTCTTGTAGCGATATGTTCAACATTTAATTCAGGTTCAAGATGTTCCTTCGATGTTAAATCTAATACACCAATTGTTTTATTCACTCGACCTAATAAAGCAGTATTAGTTTTTCTATCTAAATCTGAAGTCCAGACTTTAACTGTAAACACAACTGCCACTAAAGTTTTTTGAGTACCGATTGAAGTTTTTATTTCTGAAAAATCTCCAATTTCTACAACTGGGAATTCTGTATCTTTATTGCACTCTTCTCGAATAACTGCTTGTACTAAATTATTATCTTTAAGTGCTTTAATAATTTTTGCTTTAAGTTTCTGCGGCATTATTTCACCCACTTATGTATAAACTTTTGTGGTCGACGTTCACATGAATATCGTTTTAAAGGATCATCTACATATACACATAACCCCGTTTTAATGCTTTGATAAAGTGTAGGGATACTTGCTGAATAATCTATTAATGATATATAAAATATCCCACCAACTATGATAAATAAAAATGTATTTAATTTCTTCATTTTTCATTCCTTCATTTGTGCTTAACGCTGTTTTAGTATACCAACTTTCTATGGTTATGTAAACTATTTATTAATTAACTTAAAAAGGAAAAGTCACACCTAAATCTGAAAGCCATTGCCCAATAGTAAACCCAAACCAACTTGACAATATCGCAGTAATAATAATGAGATAGTGATTAATTTGCTTTAATACTTTTAATTGATTTTCCATATCAGTTCTCCTTTTTAGGATCATTATTCTGGTGAATATTGCCGATTACTTCCCTATATTTTTCAGACGATAAATGATAAACATGTTTCACAGCTTCAACATTATCTTCTAATAAATATTTATCTAAAACCCATTTCGCGGTTTCCATACCGTACATTCCTTCGTCAACATCTCTACTGAACCATCTAACAATCCCATCTATAGGATCGTCATAATGAATGCGTATTATATCCCCCTCATAAATCTCCTTACCGTTCTTGTCGGTCAGTCCTGTGAATTGTTCGAATAAAGGTTGCCTGGCCCAACTGATACCCTTAGCAAGATAGTCGCGAGAGATAATACTAAGAGCGTAACTTTCAGCACTATACTTCACAATATGGGATTCAAAATATTTATCTTTTACAGCAGTCCCCTTAAAGCACTCATACCACCATCTAAATTTAATATCTCGCATATCACTTCCTTTCTTTAGGATCATTAATTTCAATTACAGCACCGCCAGGACGATCTTCTTTAGCATCCCAATTTAAATCACGTGACGTAATCACACCAGTGTTGAGTGCTTCTTGAACAGTCATATCTGATTTATAATGTTCATATGGGTTACGTTTAGAACCCCGTTTAATAGGATGTTCTCTAAGAACAGTTATGATTTGGTCTGGGGAGTATCTGCCAGAACGTTTTTTGGGTTGGGGATATTCTTGTCCAGTAACTTTTTCATACTGTTCTTTAGAGTATAATTCAGAAAGAGGTTTAAGATGTTTCAAATCTTTTGTTAAATAAAGCAACTTTTCATCAAGCAATTTACCAATACGTATTGCTGCTTTATCTTTTGAGTCAAATTTTTTGATTTTACGATCTGCTTTTTGATTATATAAAGCAGTTAACTGTTTGATTGTTAGTTCTTTACAAATGGAGTTAGCTAATCTAGTCATTTTCAATTCCTTTATTCGTTTGGGGCATCGTTGCCTATTAATAATTCTTTATACAAACTTTCCATAGTTATGTAAATAGAAATTTTGCGATTATGTGAAAAAAGTTTCTATAGTCTTATTTTAAAATTTTATAAATCTTTACAATAAAACAAATAACTAAAATTAAAAAAGTACTGATAAATGAAAGCATTACTTCTTCATTTGCTATTTTTTTAATATTTAATAATATAAAAGTAAAAGCAATCACAGCAAAAGTCAGCCATAAAACTGTCATATATAAATTTAACTTGTCACCTCTTCGCATTGGGTATCATCCATGTCAACAGTTACAAAAGCCACCCCAGCTTCTTCAAATAATTCTTTTGATAATTCAAACGACTCTTTCCAACGTTCAGGAATTTCCATTGCTGGTACTACTACTCTTTTAATACCTACTTGAATAAGTGCACTAGAGCATGATGGGAATAATCCATCTTTATGACCACAACATGGTATCCAAGTAGAAAATACTGTTGCTCCGTTTATACTAACACCATCACGTGCAGCATTACAAATTGCATTGATTTCTGCATGAGCTGTCACGTGATACTTAAAATTCCTATCAGTTAGGCGTTCTGTAGTGTCCTTGATCCCTCTAGGTAAGCCATTATATCCAGTACAAAGGATAGACCTTGACTCAGGGTTCACAACAACACACCCAACTTTAGTTGAAGGGTCTTTACTCCATTCAGCAATCTTTAAAGCTTGTTCTAAAAAACGCTTATCCCATTTATGTGTAGATACAATCATTTTTCATTCCTTTCTATATTATATATCATTCTTCATAATTTTACAACTTTACTTACTTTCTAAACCCATACTTGCAGCCCATGTTTTTCCAATCTCTACATCAACAATAGTTGGAACTTTTAATGGAGCAGCTTGCATCATTATCTCTGCAGCATCATCAGCTTGTTTTTTATTCTCTACAGAAATACCTAATTCATCATGAACAGTGACATGCATTAACACACCTTCACGATGTAAATCAATCATTGCTTGTTTTGTTTGATCAGCAGCACTTCCTTGAATTAAAGAATTAAGAGCTTTATATGAAAAAGCTTTTTTACGATTATATTTTGTTACTTTTTCATCTTTGCCTATGAAATGTCTATGTCTTCCTAACAACGTTTTAATAAAACCTTTTTTAACAGCTTGATCAGTTACCATCTTCATTAAGCTTTTCATATAAGGCAAACGTTCATGATAAGCATCCAATATCTTCTGACCTTCTTCACCAGCTACTTCAATAGGACTTCTTGTTTGATGTTTATCTTGATAAGCAGAAGCATCATTCCAATCATCGAAATATTGTGGAGTACTTCCCCATTTTCCAAAGATAGCAAAACGTGTTGGTAATTTTAGTTTTTCTCTACATAATTTTGCACCACCCATTCCATAAGGTAATCCTAAATTTACTTCTTTAGCATCTTTCCTTTTCAACCCCGTCAAATCAGCAACAAATTGATGATAGTCTGTCCGGGGGTTATCGAGATATTCTTTTACTGCAATATCTGCACCAGGACAACCTGCAAGAGCTGCAAAGTGAACAGTTAAACGAGGTTCTTGTGATGAATAATCTAAAGCAGCCCATTGACAACCTTCTTCTGGAAGTACTAAACCTCTAACCATTGCTGCATATTCACCTTTACGAGCAGGGAGATTTTGGAAATTAGGGTTACTAGAAGAGAATCGTCCAGTCACAGCACCACCTTCATCAGAACGTAAAGGAGTAAATGTACAATGAATTCGACCATTAAACTGGTTGTCAAGAAAGTATGATTGAATAAAAGTACCTTGAACTTTATTAAGCTGTCGTGCTTTCACAATCATTCTTGGAACTTCATGTTCATGATTTTCTAACCATTCAGCTTGAAACGATGGTTTACCGGATTTAGAAACAGGGTATTCTATACCTAATAATGTCATTGCATCAGCGATTGAGTCTTGTGCCCATATCTCTACTTCACAACCAGATTGTCTTTTAATTTCTTTTATTAGTTTTTGTTCTTGTTTTTTTAATTTATCAACTGTTTCTTTTGCTTTAGGAACATCAACAAGAATACCATTCCATCGCATATCTAATACAGCCGGCATTACTTCATGCTCTAATTTTAATACTCGTGATAAACCTAATCTTTCAATTTGTTTGAGGAGTTCGATCCAATTATCTTTTGCTAATTTTGCATCTTGTTCACAATAAGGACCAACATACATAGGGGGTAGTTTCTTTAATTGCGACATATAATCTTTAAGTCCAAACATCTCTGCATAAGATTTAAGATCATCAGAATATTTCCCATCCCCTAAAACTGTTTGGGAAATAGCGTTTAAACTATAACTTATTCTACATTCATCAACTAACGCCATTGCGATACCAGGATCACGTACTGGGCAAGTAGGGTTAATTCCATTTCTTCTGAACCAACCCATTTCATAAGTCCAGTTCATCACGATCATTTCAAGTGAAGGGTCAGGGTTAGTTTCTAGTTCATCTTTTAACCATGCCCATATTTTTGGTATATCATCCATGTTTCCAATATCATGACCAACAGGATAGTAATATTCTCCATCATCAGTTGAAATACCTATACCGATTACTTTACCTATACCAGCAAAAGCCCAAGAAGGTCCGTGGGTTTTTAAGTAAGGGTCTTCAGTCTCAAAATCTAATCCCACTAACCCTTTTAATTTAGGGAACGTTGTTGGTCTAGTCCAATCTGGTGTATCAAGAAATAAACTCATCCTAACATTGGAGCAATTAAACCCCGTACTCCTTCTCCGCTAAATGTCCCAGGTTTCGGGTGTTGTGTAAAGTCAAATTTATCAGCAATATTTAAAGCTATTTTCAGATGTCTAGTATCCCATACAGATTTTTTAGTTTCATTTAAAGGGAACATTATACCGGTATTAAATTTCCCTTGATCAATTTCTGCCCAAGCTCCACTTTCATCGAATGTTATTCTACTTGCTCCCATTGCTATTACATCATGTATTGCTTGTGAATGTTCATCAGTCATTTCCCATTCACAATCTTCAATACTTGATATTAATGAAAACATTTTCTTTGGAACCGAACCTGCGACAAGAGAACTGATTATCCATGAGTCATCAGGCCATTTGAATTGGACTGCGTTTTTATTTAATATCATTTCTTCAGGCGGTACTTTTTTATTAATTAAAAATCTTATTAAATCTGCAGGTAATAAACACTTCACATCTTCATCATCAAAGATTTCATGTTCTGTTATAATTATAATCTGACCTTTATGAGTAGCTATCATTTTACCATTAATGCAAATAACTGAATTTTTAAAGTCAGGATTATCAGCACTTTCTATTAATGGGTAAAGAATTTTTAAATTCTCCATGAATTTTTCATCAAGATCAATTTCTATACCTTCTAATTCATCCACTTTAAAAACTTCTGCAACAGGGATTTGCGATAATGTTGCTCTAGTTTTTCCTGATTTAAATACCACTTGTTTTGGTCCTATTATTACTTCAGGATCAACCCTTAATGTTTTCATAATTTTATCGTAATCAGCCATAGGAACAATCATCTCCCCATCGAACATAACAGGTATGCCAGCTTTCATATTACGACTTTGTACTTTTAATTCACCATCTTTAAAATGATAAATTTGCCAAAGTGCATCAGTCTTAGTAATAACTTGTTTTACTGAGTCTAACGCATCATTCATTTCACCTAATGTTATAGTATTCATTTTTGTTTTCTTTCTATTTCAGATTGTGCTTGATCATTAAGCCATAAAGCCCAATGATACCCAGGAGGAATTTTATCTCTTTCATACGAAAGAATATCAGCATTGTTAATTATAAACTCAGCTTCTCTAGACCCGCTTATTTTAGGTTCGTGGATAGCATTTAAAACAAGTGGATCAGATGTTACAACTTTATTCACCATTTCAAAATGTCTTTCATAAACGTGCATCGAATCTGATGTATGATAATATGTTCCCATTTTTAAAGTTGGGAATTTACGTTTCAATAAATTACATAATAATTCTTGAGTCCATGTGAAGCATGGAATATCAATACCCATTCCAAAAACAATATCAGACGACCGCATGTGTGTGTGCATGTTAAGTCTCATGTTTCTAATTTGAAATGTTAAACCAAGTGTGCATGGAATATCAGCTGTTTGATCATTAAAATGCCCAGGCTGTAATATCATAATACTTGCTCTGCGGCTATCAGGATCATTTGTTAGTTCTTGCATCACTCTTTGTAATTGACCTTGTTTAAATATATATTCACCATAGTTTGACTGAAGAACTCCTTTCGCTGCCAGTTCTCGCCAGATTTTAGCATGATCACCAATTGAAATATCAGAATTATCTGCTCGTAAATACCAAAGGAATTCAAGACAAGTATATCCAATATTTAATTTACGTTCACCGAATAAACACCACCTTTGATTTAAAGGATCAAGTAATTCAAACTTATACGAAAGACATTCCTTTGTTTTAAAACCCCGTGGTGATGAGACGGGGGCTTCATTTACGTCTTGAAATAATTTATACCAAGGTTCAATATTAAAATATTCAGGGAATTCTTCTGGGATATGATTACCCATTATCATTTTCCTTTTCATTAAGATAAGCATAATAAAAAGCACCATAATTAATTAAATCCATTACAGTATCTTTAAGACTTTCAAAATTATGTTTTTCATCGTTTTCAATTAAATTTTTAATTCTTTCCATCTTAGTGTGTAACATTGTCGCATATGATTTATCACCGAATGGAAAATAACTGCTTCTAGACTCATCGACATCACCATAGTCTTTCGATTTTTTATCCATTAAAAGCTGACATGCACGAAAAGCAGAATGTAAACACATATTTACTGTTT